TATGCATTGGTCTATTATCTTCAACCAATAAAGCCACAACTGCTCCAGGGTAATTATAAGCTTCAATTGTTTCCACTTTATAATATTCTGTGGCAGATATAACCAATCTATCTAATGGCTGAACATTATACCATTTTGGAATGTATAAGTCAATCTTCCAAAGTTGGCTTTGCCCAACAACAGGTTCTTCATTTAATTCAGAACCAAAAATACGATCTGACATAAGACCATATATTGGAGCATCATGAATAACTTGCCATCCCGAAATCATCTTGTATGTTACTGTGTCTCTTATTTCAACAGGACGTAAAACATGAGCCATTACCGACAAATTACACAAATAAATAACTCCGTTGTATTCAACAATCTCATCCTCAAATAAATCAGGAGTCAAGTTCATTACCATATGATAACGCCCTGTTTTAGGCATATAAAAAATATCACCAACAACAAGAGAGGTGTTATATGGAAATGTACAATCAAGATGATGCTCACGAATAAACGGTTTCGTTCCTTGAGCATTTATTTCATAAAGAATTTTTTCCGATACTTGAGGAGTGCGATTAACAATCGTAATGACTGTTCCAAGTTCGGTATAGACTTCTTCAATATCCGGACCAAGACCAGCCATATATTAAACCTCAAGAGGAGTGAAATTAACTAACCGATCAGTGTTGTAGGTAACATCATTTCCGATAGAATCATAAGCAAAGCCAGCATCAATCTTAGTACCAAACATTTTATAAGAATCAACTCCAGCAAATAAAGCTGTGTCAGTGGTTAAAGCTTCCGTAAATTCGGCATCCATCGAATCAATGAGACTTTTGAAATGATCAAAACGATGTTGGAGATTTACTTGTTTATATTTGAATTTATAAGCAGAGGCAAGCATCAATAAATAAATCGAATGTCTTGTTCCCCGTTTAATAGCCCAAGACACTTTAGTTGGGGTGGTCATTGGATAAGACCACCCCAACTCTTGAAGTGCTTGATCACAGACAAGTTCATAACCGTATTCTGTAATAAGAGTGGACAAAGAACTTAATTGAATCTTCAAATAATCTGTCAATTCATCGGCATTATTTAATTCCATATCCATTTACCCCTTATCGAACAATCTTCTTTTTACTTTGCTCTTTTGACGGTTTAGGAACCTTTGTCATCGTCATTTTTTTATCCTCAGTTCTAATCTGAGGTTCCTTTTCCTGCTCAACAGGTTTTTCTTCTTGAACAGGAACCGGGACTGATTGTTTAACTTCTTTAACCGGTACGGGGGACGGTGCCGGTGTTTGAGCAATGATTCTTGCCATCCCCCTACGGATTCTTTTTACGATAAATTCAGGAATGGGTTCTTTCTCATCAGAGAAAATTGTACCCGCTGAAATTATCTTGCCGCTTGCTACTTTCAAATTAACAAGTAATTCAACTTTCATGATTGAAAAGCCTCCCGGTTATTGGTTAATACTCATCAAGATCAAAAGCGGTGATCTTGTAAGTGGTGTCCGGATAATAAAGAACCGGTAAACCTTTGTCCTGGACACGAAGCCACACACCTTCAGGATCCCATTCATCCTTCGTATCGGCGTAGAAACCCCAACGACGGGTGTTTCCATAAGGAGCTTCCATGAACTCTGCAATTTTTGTCCCGTTCTGTGTATCCGAGAACATCAAAAATTCATTGTCCTGGATGAACTTCTTACGCATGATGACTTTATCACGACCGCCTACGAACGTACCCGTAGGCGCGGCGCCGACAGTAATGGTACCATTCGCTTTATCAACGGCAGTAATCACCTCATCTTCGTAAGTATTATAAGTAACCATATTTACGAAACGAGCTTTGCCACCAACTTCAAAGTCGGACACATCATCCAGATAAATCGTGGTGCCGGAAGCCGTGGTTGTAGTCAACCATGCCTGAACTTCGTAAAGCTCATCATACAGCATGAGATTACCAATGCCCAGAAGAGTTCCGATAACACCTGACGGATTGCTGAACAGATCACCATTACCGAAATCACTTTTCTTCAGAAGAGCCTGAATATTCGTATCGAACAACAGGACTTTTAACATCTGGGAATTGCAAATGGCATAATTCGGTTTGATCATCGCATCATCGGCCAGAGTCTGTTTGGCGTCAAAAATGTCTTCCACTGCATTTCGGGAAGCCCCGTCTTTCCAGTTACGGGCATCTGCCAACGTAATCAAATGACTTGTCGGAATACCGTAACTGACGGAAAATTTAAGACCGCCTGCAACCTGATATGACAAAGTTCCGTCAATCAGCATTTTTGCAGCCATCCATTCACGCCGACGATCACAGCGGAACTTCAATTTTTGGGCACCACGGGAAAGCTGACGTTCTGCTTTATTATACGTCGCTACGGTGCCGGGTTCACGAAGATTGTTTAAAAACTCCTCGTCAAAATACATCTTTTCTTTCCAGAATGCGGCCTTTGCAGAAGCTCCACCAAGCCCATCAATACCAATTGCAGGAGCCACGGAGCCGGGAGCCACAAACGGAGTCATGCCTCCTGAACCATATTCAATTTCCCATTCAATCGTATCCGAATCATACTGAGCGACCGGAAACAGACCGGAAAAGAAATTGCTGGGAGGCCGCACAAACGCGGAGATCAACTTGTTCAATACAACAAGCTGAAGAGCCGGGATACCTTGAGAACCTTTCATAATAAACCTCCCCCTTATTTCATAATGAAGAAACGTCCATCAACAACACCCAACGACGTAATTGCAGCCGCTGTGAGATTGTACATGGAGTTCTTGTAAAGAACACAATTCGAGACCACTACCGAAGTAAGGGCTCCCAACGCTTCCGAACCAACACCGGTATCCACATCTTTGTCCAGAACATACGCGGCAGTGGTGTACTCACCGGACGTGCCAGCTTTCACATGAGCATATGCTTTCTTGGCAACTGTGAAATTACCGTGAGCAAATGTCGTGGTGGTAATATCTGCATAAAGAGATGATGTGGTTCGATCAATTGCTGTAATCGCTTCGGCAAGAATCGGACCTTCATCACTGTCATTATCCAGATAAATATCATCCCCGACTTCAAATTTATATGAATCTTCGATAGACACAAACACATGACCTGCGGTGCAATCCAACACAACCGGCGCAATACCAATTGCTGAAATTTCACCTAAAACAACGGACGTACTAATCGGCACATAAGGAACAAGTTTTCCATTGCCCCCTTCGGTCGATAAATTGATGGCCATTACCGTTCCTGCTTTCAAATAACCGAAACCACCCTGAACAGTTTTGTCGATGATCAATGCAATATCCCTTACGGAATGAAACAATGCTTTGATACCGGGACCTTCAGGATAACGGTTCATTTGAGGCATAGAACTACGAATACCTGACATACTCGGTGTATTCATACTTTATCCTCCTTACTTTCCTTTACGTTAATTTTATTTCTTAAAATTTGGTGTTAATGTTTGTTAATGGTACTGTTAATGTTTCACTTCCTGACCTACATGCTTCAGCATACGGGTAACGATGGTGTCTGCATTCGTTTCGGGAGCAGTCTTTACAAAAGACATGCCGAGAATGGACACCTGCTGTTCACCGTCAACGGAAACCCAATCTTTCAACTCGGTTTCAATGGCTGCCGAAAAAGCAACTTTGTCCAGCTGTTCGTCTTTCACAAACGATTCATGATTGATCTGTTTGCGAATCTTCGGACGAAGACGATCCGGAATTTCGTTCTTTGCCATTACTTCAGCAAAAATCGTTTCCGCAGAGGCTTTAATACCATCCTCTTTCTGAATCGCCAAGACTTTCTCTACTTTCAGCAAACGTCCTTCTGTTGCTGCATTCAGAGAAGTCAAAGCCTGCTTTTCCGCTGACAACGCCGTGATTTTGCCTTCCAGGTCTGTTTTGATAACAGCAAAAGCGGTTTCTGCTTCTGCTTTACCAGCACCAAATACCTGAGAATACAAATCCGGATGTGCGGCTTTAAATTCATCTAACGTCATACTACTTTCCTCCTTAATTGATTTAAATGACCCTTCTACTTCCACTTCCACGTCTTCGTTTTCGGACATGGCTACCGATTTTGTGTTCGAGTCTGCCCCAAATGTCGTGACCGAACACTCTTTTAATACTGACTTTCGCCAGACTGTGCCAGGACCTTTCATGATAAAACCATTTACTTCACAAGTTTCACCGTCTTCTAACTTTAATATTTGTGTTGGTCGTGCTTGAATTGATGCTTGGTATGGAAAACCTTGACCAGAGAGTTTGATAAATTCATTGGCAATTGGTGTATCAACAAACGTCGAATCTTCCGGAACAATTTCATGCTTGTCATTAACCATGAATTTTCCAAAACCGATTTTTTCATATGTATTATGATCATGTAAAATTGGAATATTGTTTTCGGAAAGAACTACTCCTGCGGTGTCAATTGCCAAATCCCCCCAATACCAGTGATTTTTAATCACCTTACCTGAATAAGCAACCATGCTCAATTTCTTTTTTTCTCCTTCAGCAAATGATTCTACCTTTGCTAAAGAATTTACTTCCATAAAACACAAAGCTGATTTACTTATTTTTTTAGTTTCTTTCTTCATGGTAACCTCCGAGAATTATCTTTGCTTATTCTTGTTTCTCAGCAAATTGCATCCCAGACTATGGATGCAATTTGCATAAAGAAACAAACACTCACACCACAAGTTAGATTACCCAATAACAAAAAATAAAAAGGTTGTCAAGAAAAAAATCCCAAATAATATTCTATGTCTTTTTTCAAAATAGAGGTTAACAACTCTTTATTTG